ATCATGTTCAATCAACAAGAATATTATGGAGACGATGATCGCTTCGTCTTGTTTCTCGCCCCAACCTTGAGAGAATTTATCAATTCTCTCACCGAAGAACCTGACGCGTTGTAGCCGCAGTAGAGTGCGGCGGTTCGCGGGTCTGCAGCTCGCTGGCTCAAGCGCGGCGCGCTCGACAATCTCTATCTGCACAACGATGCCGAATTCGAAACCCGCGCCGGGCTTGCCAAGCAGACGCAAGGCATTGACGCCGATGCGTTGCAGAACCAGTCGGCGACCGTGGTGGCTCAGGTGTTTTCCGCTTCGCAAATGCGGATCAAGCTCGTCGCGCGGATCATGGCGGAAGGCGTGCGCGACATCTTCGCGCTGTTGCACGGCACGATCCGCAAGCATGGCCAGCAGCAGACCGTGCGGCTGCGCAACGCCCGGATCAACGTCGATCCGCGCGACTGGAAGACCCGCGACGACATGACCATCAATGTGGGTCTCGGCAGCGGCGGCAAGGCCCAGCAATTCGCGCAGACCATGGCGATCGCCAATGTGCAGAAGCAACTGGTCGCGGCCCGCAAGACCAACCTGGTCGGCGACCGCGAACTCCACAACACCGCAGCCGAGCTGACGCGGATCATGGGCCACGAAAATCCGGACTCTTTTTTCAACGATCCAACCGCGATCAATCCGCAGACCGGCCAGCTGTTGCTTCCGCCGCCGGCGCCACCTCAGCCGCCGCCTGATCCGAAGCTGCTGGCAGCGCAGGCGAGGGCGCAGGTCGACCAGGCGTCCGCTGCATACAAGGCTCAGCTCGATCAGCAGCAGGCGCAAAACGACACCATCCATCAGCAGATCGAGATCCAGGCCGAGATCGAGCTCGCAAAGCTCAGGGCGGGACTGGATGCAAGAATCGCGCTGCTGGAAACCCATCTGAAAACCTTGGGCGAAGCGCAGAAGATGCAGCGCGCGAAAGAGCAGCATCAAATCGACGTCGCGGAAGCGGCGCTTGGCATGGCCGCGGGCGAAGATGCGGCAGAACAGCAACAATGGAGAGCGGTCCGATGTCTGATGAAGCAAGGCTAGACCAGGCTGCCGCGAGGGCGGCGCGCGCGCAGGAGCTGTTGGACAATGATTTGCTCTCAGAAGCTTTCAGTGCGTTGGAAGACGGCTATGTCTCCGCATGGCGCACCACTGCGATCGACGACATGGCGGCACGCGAAAAGCTGTTTCTCGCCATCAACATCGTGGGCAAGGTGCGCGATCATCTTGCAGCAGCCGTCGCCAACGGCAAGCTCGCGCAAGCAGAATTGAAGGAGCTGGCGCAGGTGGCCGGGCGGAAGCGGAAGTTCGGGATCTTGTAAGCAAGTGTGCGATACAACTTGAGGGAGCCGCATTGACAATGTTCTCTATTTGTTCTAGGAAGGTTGGGTTAAGAGGGCACTGGTCATGTAGGCAATGAAATGAAGTGGTGGGCATTAATGTTCAAAACCTTTGTAATGCGCAATCGACTTCCCCCAAATCGAAACCGTCGAGCGCAGCGTTGAAGTACGTTCTTCTTGTGGCAGTCCTGATAGTCTGGATTGCCGCACCACTTCTTTCGTTTTCTTTTCCGATCCTCTCTGACCGGCTCGCTTGGGCTTACCTCGCATGTTTGGTGGCCCTATTCTTTCTGTTTCTGCGCGCTTTGCTTCGACGCAGATGGAAGGAACTGGCTATTCTTTGCGCGATTTTTGGCGTCGTTCTGCTTCCTTACTATAACTCCGAACTGTCGTTTCGATGGCTTTATGTCCATGCATTCCGTGTGCATGTCGCGCCTGTTGAGGATTACCTGACCCGATGCAAATTGCTTCCGTTTGTCGAGAATGGCGTGGGGCAAAAGCTCGGCAGGTGCGAGAGCTTTGATGCAGGAGGAGACACTGTCGTCCAGGCTTTCTATGACACGACCGGGGAATTTGTGTTGCCCGCATCGCAGAGGACACCTGAATGGAAGCTAGCGATGTCGCATTTTTCTCCGCACGCGGTGCTTCTTGAAAAGGACAACCGCGCACAGTGCCTTTTTTGGAAATTTCTACGACATTACTATCAATCTTGATGAACTTGACGGCGACGACGAGCGATACTGATGTCGCGCCGCCTTCTTAGAGAGCAAACATGGCTGATCAAACTTTTTATGTTGGTTCTGAGAACCGAGGCAAGCTAACGGGCTACGTTCCGGCCAAATTCCTTAGGCGCAATGGCACATACATATCGGACCCATGTCGGGTGGTTCGAAGAATGCCAAGTCTCCCCATATGGCGATCTTCGTCGCGTAGCTCTTGTTCATCGTGACCATGCGCCCGGAGGCGGCCGCAGCAACAGCCGGCTCGCTGTTTGACCGACAACGAGAGAGCAGAAATGTCCGAACGAATTCCCGCCCCTGCGCCTGGTAAGAATGACGTAACGCCTCGTCAACGCTGGATGCTCTATGCAGTCTATGCTGCGGCGGCGTGGGTTGTTCTGGGCGCGGCGGTTCTTTTCCTAACTCTCAACGAGACGCGTAAATTCATCGGCGAGAAGGGCGTTGAGTACTGTTGGATGTATGGGAGCTTTCAACGATATCTATACATCAATCTTGCATCGCTTTGTGTCGACATAGTCACGCTATTCGGCTTGTACTGGCTCGCACGCGGAAATTACTTGATTGTCTATCTAATCATCTGGGCCGTTTGGTTATTTGGCGAACCGTTGCTGTCATTCTTTGACATGAGTTATTGTTAATCTGTCTAATGGAGTGAACAATGGCTGATCGAAGCATTTTTGATGGGCGCTCCCTCACGGTCTATGGTTCTGATGGTTCGATTGTGGGATCTTGGCCAGCCATCTCGGGCAGGAGCGGACATCAAAGGCCCAGCGAACAGAACCTACCGTTCCAAGGGCCGCTCACCGAAGGAAAGTATTCTTTTTCGACCGGAGATATTCAGCCACTAACTACGCTTGACGCGGCGATTGGGCTGGTGCCACGGCACGGGCGATTTCCGGGGTCGGTGGCTGCGTGGGGTACAGAACGCGTACCGCTTGTCCCAGATTCGCTGCCCGCCAACGGCCGAAACAATTTCTTCATTCATGGCGGTGTGACTCCGGGATCGGCCGGATGTATCGACCTGGGACCAAGCGAGAAAGCCTATTTCGACGCGCTGCGCTCGACGGGTGAACCGTCACATGAAGTGATCGTCCGTTACGATCACAGTCTCGAGACGTCACCCCATCCGCTGGCGGGAAGCGCCTTCTGGAATGGCGCGAGTGAATACCTCACACGACCGCTGCCGGGTCTGGCGTCTCGACCGGCACAAGGGACGGCTCCGGCGACGCCGGGCGCGGCATATTCACCCGACGGAAATCTCGGGACGTCCAGCGCCACCAGCAAGAACCCGGTGCGCTATCTGAGCGGCGTGTTCGGCAACAAACCACCGCCAACCGTGTTCGATACCGGCGCGCCACCGGTATGGTTTCCCCTTGAGACATTGCTTTCGCCCGACCGTGAACCTGCGTTGACAGAATGGAGCGCCGCTGTGCCGCGCAGTCCGGCCGCTCCGCCGGCGCCTGCTCCGCCACAACCTTCGGGATCCGCGGCTGACCTGATCATGAACCGCATCCGACAACTTAACGCGCCCGACCAACGATCTTCCGCTGCTGTCCCAGGTGCGGCGGCACCGCCCGTTCCCCCCGACGGTCCAAATTTCACCGGCGGCCTTGCAGGTCGGATCGCCGCGTTGGCCGGCATCGACCCACAAAACCCAAATCAATTCGCGCAGCCGCCGCTTGATGACCAATTGCGCGGGTTCTATCGCGACGACCCGACACAACCGTGGTTGCTTCAGCGACGACGCTGAACCCGGTCGGTGCGTGCCAACCGGCATCTCATCCGTCGCTAAAAACAGTTGACGCGTCGGGCAAATCACCGGCATATATTCATCATCGAAAGAATTATGGGCCCGCACCAAGAAGACTGGTAGCGGGCTTTTTGAATCCCATAGCGGCCGTTCTTCACCGCGCCGATCACCATTTGGCGTTCTGATCCAGACGGCCGCAGCAAAATCCACCACCGACTAGCCACCGCCGACCCTGCGCAACTGCGCAGGCGCCCGGCCAGGATATCGGCAGGCCGAACCGGAAGCAATGCTTCCGCGCCATCGTGCAGTCCGAGATCTTTCAACACTCCAAACCAATCAGGCCCACGCCTTGTTTGCGCTCACGACGGCGCAGCCTGACGGCTTGCGCATGACGCAGACAGCGGGGCATCACGCAAGGAACATCCATGTCTCTTCCGACCTCAACCTTCGTTACTTACTCCGCGGTGGGCAACCGCGAAGACTTGAGCGATATGATTTATCGCATCGATCCCGTCGATACGCCGTTCATGAGCGGCGCCGAGAAGGAGAAGGCCACCGCCGTCAATCACGAATGGCAGACCCAGGCGCTTGCCGCGGCTTCCTCCTCCAACGCCCAGCTCGAAGGCGATGATCCCACCACGACCGTCACCACGCCGACGGTTCGTCTCGGCAATCTCTGCCAGATCTCCTACAAGGTGGCCGCCGTGTCGGGCACCCAACAGGCGGTTGAGCATGCCGGCCGCGACAACGAGCTCGCTTACCAGGAGATGCTCAAAGGTCTCGAGCTGAAACGCGACATCGAGACCATTCTGGTCGGAACCAACCAGGCCAAGAATGCCGGAAGCTCCACCGCGCCGCGCTTTACGGCTTCGATCCTGTCCTGGATTGCGTCCAACACCTCGAAGAGCACGGCCGGGTCGCCCGCCGATCCCTCTCCCGTCGACGGCACCGGCACGCGCGCCGACGGCACCCAGATCGCGTTCACCGAGGCGCGGCTGAAGTCCGTGCTGTCCTCGATCTGGACCAATGGCGGCAAGCCCGGCACCATCATGACCGGCGCCTTCAACAAGCAGGTGTTCTCGACCTTCACCGGCCGCGCTACCGCGATCGAGGACGCCAAGTCGAAGAAGATCGTGGCGTCCGTCGATGCCTACGAGTCCGACTTCGGCAAGTTGAAGGTCGTCGCCAACCGCTTCCAGCGCGCGCGCGACGTGCTGGTGCTGGAAGTCGACAAGTGGGCTGTGGCCTATCTCAACGGACGCAACATGATCTCGATCCCGCTGGCGAAAACCGGCGATTCCGATCGGCGTGAGATCCTCGCGGAATATGCGTTGGTCGCCCGCAATGAGAAATCGAGCGGCGGCGTGTTCGACAACACCGCTTCCTGATCCTTCCGGTTAGCTTTGTCCGTGGGGCGGCCTTCTGGCCGCCCCACTCATTTGGAGACCCTTAATGTCGCTCCCCAATAATCACACACTCAACACCATCGATCTCACGGCCTACACGCCATCGTGCGGGGCTGCACCTGTCGCTGCCTATATCCGTGCGCCCTTCCGCTGCCGGCTCTTGAAGGCAACCGGCATTCTCGGCGGAACTCTCACGACGAGCGACGGCACCGTGACGGTATCCGCCCATTCGACCACGCTTGCGACTTTTGCCGTACCCCAGGCTGGCTCTGCCGCAGGTTTGCTGTTCTCCGCCGTGCCCGCTTCGCCGATCTATCTCAACGAAGACGACGTGATCGTGCTGATGCCTTCGGGTGCCTCGGGCACGGCGATCCCGATGCATTTTTCCGTCGCAGTGAGGGCCGCCTGAAATGTCGTTCTTTCCCAAGCACCCGTCTTCCCGCGTCGGTACCACGCAGACCATTGCGTTCGACGGAAGCACGGCGATCACCAATGCATTCAGCGCTGAGACGTATCAGCTCCGGCTGGTAGCCGATTCCGCATGCTGCTTCAGGATCGGTAACGGCGCACAGACTGCGACTGCCGCTGACCCGTTCCTCCCGGCCAACGCGATCGAATACGTGATCGTCAGCCCGGGCCAGAGCATCTCCGCGATCAAGGCGGCCAGCAACGGCCTCGTCACCGCAACGGCGGGCACGCTGTGGGTCACGGAGATGGCATGATGGACGGCGTCTTGATCAGGCCGTATCTCGACAGCAACGGCAAAGACCTTGCGATCGAGCACGCCCAGGACGTCGAGCCGATCCTGGACTGGAACAAAGAGTCGCGCAGCGCCGAACAGTACGGCGATTGGGGACGCCACGTCGCGCGCATCCCCAACGTCATCTACGTCAAATGGCTGGATGAGGAGCACGCCAGGGGCAACATTTCCTTGCGGCTATTCACGCCCGAGTTCGACCAGATCGTCCAGAACAAGCTCCGCGATCCGGAATGGGCTTACTTGCGAACCGATCGGCCGAAACTGCAGGCCGGCTGGACAGCGGGGCTATCGTGACCCAAATCGTCGACTACAACTCGCTGCAGACAGCGATCACTGAATATCTGGCGCGAGATCAGGACACCACGCTGATCGCGCGGATCCCGAGTTTTATCCAGCTCGCGGAGGCGAAATTAAACCGGCAATTGTTCGTGCGGCAGATGGAACAACGCTCGATCGCCGTCGTCGATCTGACGTCGAGCGAACCGGAGTTCATCTCGCTGCCGTCGGACTTTCAGTCGATGCGCAGGGTGCGCCTGTCGAGCGTGACGGGAAAACCTTGTCTGGCGTTCAAGTCCGGCCCGCAGATGGACGAATATCGCTTCGCCATCCGCGACGTCGCCGCCCAGCCGCGCTACTTCACGGTGTTCGGCGATGAGATCGAACTCGCGCCGACCCCCGACGCCGCCTACACGGTCGAGATGGTGTACCGCCAGAATATTCCACCGTTGGCATCGAACACCACCAACTGGCTGCTGACGCTCGCGCCTGATCTCTATCTCTACGGCGCGTTGTTGGAATCGGCGCCGTACATCAAGGAAGACGCCCGCATCCAAACCTGGGGCCTCGGCTTCACCAGCTCGCTGGGTGATCTGAACAATCTCGGACTGATGTCGACGTTCAACGCCGGGCCGATGACGATCCGGATCTCGGGACAGGTAATTTAGGAAGCTGCAGACATGGCGAATTACAACAAATTCAATTCGTTCGTTTCGGACCTGGCGCAAAAGGTTCACAACCTCAATTCGGATACGCTGAAAATCCTGTTGACCAACACCGCGCCTGTGGCAACCAACACGGTCAAGAGCAACCTCACCGAAATTGCCGCCGGCAACGGCTACTCGGCGGGCGGTGCCGTCGCATCATTCGTATCCGGCAACGATACTGCCGGCACCTATAAGCTGATTCTTACGCCTGTTTCATGGACCGCCGCGGGCGGTTCAATCGGACCCTTTGAATGGGCCGTGCTGTACAATTCGAGCGCGGCCAGTCAGCAACTTATTGGCTGGTGGGATTACGGCACGGCGATCACGCTGACCAACGGCAACACATTCAGTGTTGCGCTCGATCAAACCAACGGCGTGCTTGCGCTGGCTTAACGGGGCAAATCGATGACTGAAGCATGTCGGAAGGCTTCCTGATGGCAGGCAAGGCGGCCAATCGCGTCAACGTCAACGTCACGACGGTCGGCGCGGGCTCTCCCTTTACGATGACGACGGCAATAGCCGGGTTTCAAACGCTCGCGGCCGCGTGTCACGACGGCGATGTCGTGGAATATTCGCTCTCGGACGGAGCCAATTCTGAAGATGGTTGGGGTGTCGTCGGCGGGGGCGCAACCACGATCACGCGCAACATTTTCGATTCCACAAACAGCGGCGCCGCGATCAGCCTGTCGGGCTCCGCAACCTGCATCGTGACGCTGACGGCGCAAGGCGCACAAGCAATCCTTGCCTTTCAGGCGCATCGAATCGGAGGGGGTATCTAAGTGAGCTTCACACAGAATGTATTTCCGACGCTGCCGAGGATGCCCCGCAAGGGCGTCGGGCAAATCCTCAATGCGACGGGGACCGGGCAGGTGACCATTATCACTGCCGGCGCGAACGGGAACAAGGTGGTGAATATGGCGGCGACGTCGACCGACACCGTGGCCCAGACTATTCAGGTTTCGCTGGTGCGAAGCTCTACGTCCTATCTTCTCGCGACCACGTCCGTTCCGGCCAATGCCGGCAACGTCGGCGGAACCGCGCCGATTGATCTGCTCGCGATCGTTCCGAATCTCGCTCGCGACCAGGACGGCCAGCCATATCTTTTTATCGAGAGCGGCGACACGATTGCGGTTAACACCCTGGCAACGGTTTCCGCCGCCAGGACCATCAGCATTCATTCCGACCACGCGGAGTTCTGATGTTCGGCGGTCTCCCAGGCTCCAAGCAAAAGATCGGGCAAAGTTTTCCGCGCGGAACGACGTTGGTTTTCTGGCAAGCGTCGGCGCCGATCGGTTGGACAAAGATCACGACGCAAAACGACCAGCTGTTGCGGGTTGTGAGCGGTGTCGGTGGGCCGCTCGGCGGCGGTGGCAGCAACGCCTTCTCGGCGGTGAATGCTCAAACTGTGGTGGGGAGCACGACGCTTTCGACCGCTCAAATCCCGTCGCATGCTCACGGCGTATCTGATCCGGGCCACGCTCACGGCGGCGGCCAAGCGAGTGGACAGGGCGGTAACGCGACGGGTTGGCCGCAGGGTGGCAGCAATATTTGGTCAGGTTCGGCGGGAGGGACCGCAGGGGCGGGGACCGGAATCTCTATCCAAGCCAACGGTGGCGGTGGCTCTCATAACCACACCATTTCGATGTCGATCCAATACATCGATGTCATTCTCGCGAGCAAAAACTGATGGTCAAGATCCCACACGCGGACGAGGGCGTTGTTTGCCCGCTCCACAAAAAGGATATGTCGGAAGTCTGCCATAAGTGCCCGTGGTGGACGTTGGTCCGCGGCAAAAATCCACAAGGCGACGAAATGATCGACGATTGGCGCTGTGCCGTCGCGCTGCTGCCGATGCTGCTGATCGAAAACGCGCAAATGCAGCGTCAAACAGGCGCGGCGGTCGAATCTTTTCGGAACGGAATGGTTGCGGGCGTTGTCGAGGCGGTTGGCGTTGCGGCTGAAAGCGCAGGGAGACTGATCGATGCGCATCGCGATCATCGTTCGTGAGCGGATGGCGCCGCGGTGATCTACGGCATCGGTCCATACGCTGGCTTCGCTTGGGCTTCCTACGTTGCCCCTTCGCAATCGATTCTCCTGGCGGCTAACACCGGCGCTTACATCCGCTCGGGTGCCAGCGCGGCGTTCGACGTATCAGAACCGGCGTCGGCCGGATCTTGTTCGGTCGTCGGGGTTTCGGTCACCTTCGGCGATTCCCAGGCAACGGCCGCCGGTCCATATGCTCTAACCGGCCATAGCGTTTCCTTCGGCGTCGGCTTTGCCACGCCATCCGGCCCCTATGTACTCACCGGCGCCGCCCAGTCGCTCTTGATTAAGGAGCCGGCGTTTGCTGGTTCCTGTGCAGTGAGCGGCGTCACAGTAATCGATAACATCAACGAGCCGGCGGCAGCCGGCTCTTATCTGCTCACAGGAATTGCGATTGGCGAGGCGGCGACAGAGCCGGCGTCGCCCGGAGCTTTTTCGCTCGCAGGATTGCAACGGCCGCTCATCGTCGCTCTCGGCGCGGTGCCGGGCTCCTACCTGTCCGGCGGTTATAGCTCAACCTACACCCGCGACTTTGAAGCTTGGTTTCCGCGTCCGTTCGATACCGCGAACTGGACCGCCGAGGCCATTCAGAGCGAATCCTGGACGCCGCAAACAACGTCTTCCGAAACCTGGACTGCGACGCCTGCATCGGCCAACCCGTGGACGGCGATCGAAATTCAACCCGATATCTGGACGAACGAATAATGCCGCTTCTCGCCTATGGCGACTATCGCCCCGACGTCAGCGACTATGAGGGCGAAGCCACAAAAAACATCCTGAACGTGATTCCGCGCGGCGACGGCTACGGGCCATTCCCGTCCTTCTCCCCCTACACATCCGCGCTTCCCGCGGCGTGCCGGGGCGCGTTCTACGCGCTGAAGTCGGACGGAACGGTTGTCACGTTTGCCGGCACCGGCACGAAACTCTACAAGCTCAACAACACGGATTTCAGCTGGACCGATGTGTCGAACAGTGGGGCGAGCTATTCGTCCTTGTCCGCATCCGCGCAGTGGCAATTTTCCCAAACCGGGAACCTGGTCTTTGCGACGCAGGCTAACGTGCTGCTGCAAGTGTTCGACCTCACTTCGGCGACCGCCTTCAGCAACGCCCTCGGCTCACCGCCGCAGGCAGCCTATATCAGCGTCGTCGGACGGTTTCTGGTGCTATCGGGTTTGCTCTCGACGCCTTACCGCATCCAGTGGTGCGGGCTGAACAATTTCAACGCCGCGACATCCTGGGACAATGTGACAGCCGGCGCCGATTTCCAGGATTTCCCGGACGGCGGCATCGTTCGCGGCGTCGCCGGCGGAGAGGCCGGGATCATCTTTCAGGACCAGGCGATCCGACGGATGTCGTACGTGCCGGGTTCGCCGATCATCTTCCAGATCGACCGCATCACCCAGGACAAGGGCCTTTACGCGCCTTATTCGATCATCCGCGCCGGCGAGCGGATATTTTTTTACGCCGGCCAGGGCTTTCACAAGATCGAGCCGGGCGGCATACCCGAGCAGATCGGACGCGAGAAGGTCGACCGTACATTTCTGGCCGATCTCGACAAAGGCAATCTGCAACTGTTCGTGGGAGCCGCGGACCCGCGCTCAACGCGGGTCTACTGGACCTACAAATCCGTCTCCGGCGCGACCGGGGTCTACGACAAGCTGCTCGGCTATGATTTTCTGCTCGATCGCTTCTTTCCGGTGTTGATGACCGGCGAATATCTGCTCGGCATTTCGCAGACCGGATTGACGCTGGAAAATCTCGATCCGCTGGCGCCCGGCGCCGTAGCGGTTACGGGCGCTGCCAACAACGGAAGCGGCTTGATCCGCCTCACCGTCAGCTCGACCGCAACACTGACCACCAGTGAAATTATCTCCATCAGCGGGGTTGTCGGCACGGTCGAGGCAAATGCCGAGGGGTGGAAGATCATTGTCGTCGATGGCACGCATATCGATCTGC